TCATCGGGTAGTGTCCGTGAAACGATTCCTTCCCCGTGGTAGCTTCCCGTCAAGTTGTTCAAGACGTTAAAACCACCTGTGTTAGCGTTACTCAATCGTGAAAGAGAGAGGGTGCTACCTCAGAGGCCAGGTAGAAGGCTATAAAACCACCCAGTCCGCACCAGGAATGGATCGTTGGCTGGAGGGTCGTGGTGACCTTTTAAAACCAAAATATGTCACAACAAAACAACTTTTACTTATCCTACTATCTTATTTCCTTTCTTCCCCAGGGATTTATGCGGCCCCCCCCGCACCCCAGTGAGACCCATGAGGTGGACATGGTCTAGACAGACTCTTACTCGTGGAGGGACCACGCGCGGCGTGCAAAACTTCCGAGTTATGTCATTGTCCTAAGTGTTAGTCGAGCTGAAGTGGGCGTGTACCCGGATACGTCTGGGTGATGTTAAGGTTGACAAGGCAACACTTTTGATGGTCGCTTAAGTTAGAGTTGCCCCATGTTTTAAACTAAGCGCCACGACTCAATATGAATACGTTAACTAAAAACAATTGTGTTACTTTTCCCAAAACTCACGATTCTTTGATGACGGATGGTTCTTTTTTGCCGGTTGTTTTTGTCGTACCCCATGATGTGACAATCGATGGTGATGTCGAATTAAACCCCGGACCCGATCGTAACTATTCTGACCCGTGCTTTCGGCCCGCCCTCTCTCGCTACAATTGCTACAGAGAGAGGGATGGAACAAGAGCACGTCCTTATAGATATCGATCTGACCCCGATAACCGCGAGGAATGGCTTGAACAGGAAATACGGAACGCTGAGAAAATGTTCCACCAAGTTGGTGGGGATGATAAAATCAAATTGGAAGCAGTGGTTGCTGCGATTTCTGCGATGGCTTCCCGCGTTCCTGATGAAGGAATTGTTGCGCAAGTCTTTGGATTGGATGTTAAAGACATTTTGGGTTTCGGAGATATTGCGGCAAGTGTCAATCGAGCTGTTGATGTCGCCGCCTGTCAAGGCGCAGTAGTCCGTGAGGAGATTGCGTCTGCGTTTCGATCCATTCCTGAGATCCTGAATAGTGTACTTGACTCGTCTGCTGGTTTTTTGCCAGTCACTATCCGAACAGTGGTGTTGTGCGCTTGCACGTTGGCATCACTGTATGTTGTTCGCTACCTTTTGCGCGTATCGGGCGAATTCTTTTCTTTATTGTACTCGATGGCTAAGGTGACTTTTTCCGGGTGTAGTGCTGTTTTCCAGTGCTTCGATGAATGGCTTGCTCACAAGTCGAGCAGTCTGACTCACGACATCAATGCTCAAGTTGGTGATGCTGATCCTAGTGGAGTTGGCAGTGCAGCGACATTTGCTGAGACGTGGATTCCGAGGGTTGTGCCCATGTGTTTGTCCATGTTTGTTGCAGGAGCAGTTAAGGCTGTTCCGGCAAAGGATAATTCACCGGATGCTTGGCTGAGACGCATGGCGATATTACCACGTGCGTGCGAAGGATTTGCAAGCATATTCACATTTGTATCCACGTGGTTCGAGAAGTGTGTTGCTTATGCCCGTGAATTAATGTACGGGCCTGATCCACTTGCTGCAGAGCGAGGGATCCCCGCGGTGACAGAATGGATGGACCAAGTGGTGGAATTGTCAAAAGACCTCCCCAGTGCATGTCGTAATCGTGCAGGGTGTGAACGTGTTAAATCGTTGTGGTATCGCGGTGATCGTCTTCTTAAAGAATACCGTGGATTGATGGATCGTGAGATGCTTGAGAATGTGAAGCGCATGTTACAGTTAGCAGCGCGGATGCGTGAGCAAGCCATCAACTCCTTTGGACGACCCCAAGGTGTTCGGTCTGTTCCTCAACTTGTGTGGCTTGTTGGAGAGTCCCAAATAGGCAAATCTACAATGCAGTATTTTTTGGCTGCGGAGTTATTGGCTGAATTTGGGATGGCTTCTGACGTCGAAGATCAGATGTACATGCGTGCGGTGGAACAAGAGTATGTTGATGGTTATAACGGCCAATACGTGTGGGTGATGGATGATGCGTTTCAGATGAAGGATAGCCAGACTAGCCCGAATGTTGAATTCTTTGAGATCATCCGTGCTGTTGGCAATTTTCCCTATGCGTTACATATGGCTGATTTATCTCAGAAAGCAAATACTTATTTTGCTTCAAAATCGCTTATATGCTCAACGAACAATGCTAATCTAGATATACAGTCATTAACTTACCCTGATGCTGTGTTGAATCGATTTGCATTCGCATACAAGGTGCGTGTCAAACCGGAATACCAACTCGTTAAAATGATGCACGGGCAGCCAGTGGTAACTTTGGACGTAGAGAAGGCTCGGCGTGACGCTCCTGTAGTGGAAGGCCAAAAAGCAGGCTTCAATTTGAACGTTTATGAGTTTTACAAATTCAACCCTTGCGACCCTGATCGTGTAGACGAGGGTGCCCCGATTTCGTTTCGGGAGCTCGCACAATTATTGCGCGCCGACCTTCGGAGCCGTGATAAGCAATCCACAGGTTTATCTACCATGCTTAAACAATATGCCCGACGGTTAGATGCTGGACTTATTGGGGATGAATCGGATTCAATTGTTGCACAAGGTGCGGGAGATGATGATTTCCAATCCATTGTTGCTGATGACGACACGGATGTGGAGGAGTGGCGAAATTACTTTGATGGCAAGGTTATCGGTGAGAAAACTCTAGGCGAGCTGAGAGATAAGTGGCAGAATGCAACATTTAGTAATACGGCCTGGGACTCCAGCGACGAGCTCGACAAGATAATCATCTGTAGTGAACTGGATCAATGTGATTTGGATGATAATCTGAAGTTGAAGGATGTCAACTGGAGTGAGTTTATGACACCACCTGAGGTTATGGCGAAGGTGTTCTTCTTCAAACCAGAGCCAAAGTTGGATGCTATTTACAGGAAGTTCACAGCTGTTGCTGAGGCATTGAGGAATCGGTGGGCGTCACTGGTGTCTGGTGTTAAAGAAGCATACGAGAGACTGATTCAACCATGTGTTGAGTCGTTTTTCAAGTTCCTGAAGTCCGGATACACGAACCCTATGCTAGTCGGGGCCATCGTTTTGTGTAGCACATATTTAGGGTGCTATTACAGAGATCGTATGGCCAAGAGCAAGTCTGACGTGGAGGCGGAGAGTGACACGCGTGCTCAACAACCAAGGGCTCGACCCTTTGCGCGTGTCACTGCTCGTAAGGGCTTTCAATCAAGCAAGGCTAAACCTGGCGCACCACGGAATGCGCAGATGGCAGCCGACGAACAGCAAGAGAATGTTATCCGGATGGTACGCCAGAACCAGTTTCTTGTTTCGTGTACGAAGATGGATGGATCATGGCAATTTTTAGGCAATTCCGTCGTTGTGAGCGGGTCCATTTTGATGATTCCGCATCACTTTGTGACATCGCTTGGAATCTATAATGCGTCAATTGTGCACTTGAGGCGCCCTGATTTAAAAGAAGGTTTTGACATACCTGTTTCAACGTTTACATCTGATGTTGTATGGAATTCCGATCATGACATCGCTTTTGTGAACCTGCACCGCATTATGCCCAATCGACGCCGTATCGTGAACCATTTTGCATCTGAGACACGAGCCACTCGGCTTTTTGGAACGTTCCAAGGGGCTTTGAGTGGATATCGTGTGAATGGAGAGGAGTTCGAATCTGTAGTCCTCCATGGTGACATCACACCGGAAGATGGGGTCGATTATGGTATCGGCCAGGAGCGGATCACAGTGCGAAATGCGTACAGATATGAGATCCATACGCAAAAAGGTGATTGTGGTATGCTGTTGACTGTATCTGACCCTGGTTCACCAGCCAAACTCATTGGTATGCACGTGGCGGGTTCAAAGAACCATAGTAATTGGTCTGTAGCTGTATGGAGGGAGCTGATCGAAGAAGCTCTGACCCATTTTGATGTTGTAGCCCAAATGGCTGGCTCTTTTTCACACTTAGAGCCCGCTGAGATGAATGTTACTGGTGAGTTTTTGCCTGTGGGTGTTCTGACAGACGGGCCCGCAGAATTGGCGAGATCCTGTATTGTGCCATCATCACTACATGGAAAGTTGACTGAACCCACGACAAAGCCTGCCCATTTAAAACCATTTTATCGCGATGGTGTACGGATTGACCCGTTGGAATTGGGGGTAAAGAAGGCAGGGAAGTTTATACCCATTATTTCCGAGGAGGCATTGGATGTTGCAACACGTGACGTGTCGTTGAAGATCCAATACAATTATCGGCGCGACCCCGTCCCCCTCGAGGTGCTATCGTACGAGTGTGCTGTTGCAGGCATTGAAGGCAATGATTTATTCAACGGTGTCTCGAGAGTGACCTCGCCCGGTTACCCATACATCAACACGCTTGCGCGTGGTAAAGGAAAAACAAAGTGGATGGGAAGTGAGGAGTATGTTTTTGACACTGAGGACGCGTTAAAGTTACGTGCCGATGTTGAACGGCTGGTTGATGATGCAAAGAATGGGCGTCAGCTGGATGTGCTTTGGTGTGACACACTCAAGGATGAACGTCGACCAAATGAGAAGGTTGACCAAGGCAAGACGCGGGTGTTCTCAAACGGGCCAATGCATTTTAACATTGCATTTCGGCAATATTTCCAGGCTGCATTTGCTCACATACAACACAACCGTATATACAACGGGATCGGTGTGGGCTTAAACGTGTGGTCTGCCGAGTGGGAGACATTGTATCGCCACCTCACGAAATTTGGCACTGAGAGCGTCATTGACGGAGACTTTGGCAATTTTGATGGAACGTTGAGTGCTGCAGCCTTGTGGAGAGTATTGGACATTTTCAACGATCTATACGATGATGGTGAGGAGAATGCAACTGTAAGAAGAGCTTTGTGGACTGTTGTCGTTAATGCTACCCGGTATTATCGGGGACAGGTGTACCAGTGTACACACTCTGTTCCGTCAGGTGTTCCTGGAACTAGTATTATTGACAGTATGGCGCTACTAATATTGTTTCGTGTGGTGTGGATGAAGTTGGCACCAAAGCGTTACCGAAATATGGCAGCCTTCGATAATCATGTCTCACTTATCACCTATGGAGACGACAGTGTTTTGAACATCGCGGAGGAAGTTCTGGATTGGTTCAACATGGAAACGATTGCTAAGGCATTCGGTGAAATTGGTATGGAATTCACAGACGCCGACAAGAAAAGCGAGATTGTGCGATTCAAGACGATACGTGACATCCAGTTTTTAAAACGGAAGTTCGTATGGTCTCCGCTCTTGGGACGTCATACTTGTCCAGCAGACTTTGCATCGCGTTTGGAAAGTTTGAACTGGACGAGAAAGAATAATGTGATTGATACGCGCATCATAGAGGCAGACACCATACAGAATGTGTTTATGGAAATTGCTGCACATTGCGACCGCGAGTTGTTTGACGAGTGGGCGCGCAAGATACTGAAAGCTGCGCGCGAAGTTAATCTACCGGGTGTGGTAAACGAGGGTTACGTTTACTACCACGTGCCCGCAGAGGAACGTGATTAAGTGGAGACCCCGTCCTGCCATGACGTTAAACTGGCCCCTGTAGTGTGATCAGCACACCCTCATATCAATACCCACGCTAAAAGGGGTGTGAACCGCTACTACAGGTAGGGACCGGGTTATTTAACCTTACTGCTTAGGGTGGTCCAGAGGCAGTCCCTCTAAAACCCAGAGCAACGTGGGACTCACTATGACTAAGGCTGGTCATAGATGAGGCAAAATGGCCTGCTGCAACACAACAAAATTTTGATTCTAATCCTGACACGGTGAACACGACCCGCGAAGACACTCATGATACGATTACTTTTCGTGAAGACGGAGAGGTGATGAAGGACACTTATGTGGCTAACGAGATGACATTGCCGAAGACAGTATACTCGTACGTTGCTGACCAAACACCACGGGGAATTGAAGATTTTCTTCGCCGACCCGTTATTTTGGCCCAGGGATCATGGTCCACAACCCAAGCTGCTACTGTAAGTTTGGGGACATGGTCTTTTCCCGATGCCGTTTTTGACCAGCTTTTCAACGCTCAGATCTTGAATAAGATTCTGGGTTATACTTTGATGAAGGCCCGCATGCGCATCCGGCTCCAAGTCAATTCCCAACCATCTTATGCGGGTATATTGCTGTTATCATATGTGCCCCATGCTGATTATATGACTAGTAAGGTCAATTCTCTTTATAGCACACTGACCTCGCTGACTGGGTGTTCTCATGTTACCATGAACATTTCGAATGCTACATCATTGGAGTTTGTGACTCCGTATATTTCGCCCCACGTTTATGTTAATTTGGCTACTGGTCAGGGCACATTTGGTCGGGTGAACCTCCAGGTTATGTCACCTCTTACAATTGGTGGTGGCATCTTGACACCTGTAACATGGACTATGTGGGTTTCATTTGAGGATGTCGAGTTACGTGTGCCCACGAATGCCAAACCGGCAGCAATCTATGCACAGGTGGGTGGTGAGCTGAGCGCCGCTCGTAGGACTGGTATGATTTCAGGAGGAATAGGTACAGTTGGACGAGTTGTCTCCGGTGTTCTGCCCGCATTGGGATTGGGAGCACTGACCCAACCAGTGGAGGCACTTGCGTCAACAGCGTCGGGGATTGCTCGGATGTTTGGTTTCTCAAAACCTCTTGTCCAAGCACCGTCGACTCTGGTCGTTCAGAGACCTATGCGTGGACACCTTAATGTTGATGGGGGTGAGACTGGGGCTAATTTGGGGTCCAGTGTGGCAACGGAGCTCCAGACTCTGACAGGTTTTGCCGGTACGGACGAGGATGAAATGTCGTTATCGTACATAGCATCTCGACCGTCCGCGATCGATAATTTCGCTTGGCGGACATCGAACACACAAGATACGGTCTTGGAGACATACACAGTCACTCCGAGTGCGCTCATGTGGCGCGCTAGTACATCAACACCAGTGACTCCCCGCACGACAAATGCGGAAGTTCGTATGACACATGCGGCATTCTTGGCAGACAAGTATCAGTATTGGCGAGGTGATATAGTCTATACATTTCACTTCGCGAAGACACAATTGCACTCTGGACGTCTAAGGTTTAATTTTAAGCCATACGCCGGAGAGCTGTTTTCAAGTGTCTCGGAGGATCTGAACGCCTGTCCAGGTTTTACCATTACGGAGGATGTGGATTTAGCGACCACGTCAACATTTCGGTTTAGGGTCCCATATGTGAGTTCTCGACCGTGGATGTTGACCCAATGGCCACAGATGAACGCCCCAAATGCTGATGTAGTCGATGCAAAGAATTTTGCGCTTGGTGAACTCGAGATTGTCGTGCTGAACCAGCTCACGGCTATGAGTACCGTTGCCAATGTAGTTGATGTTGTTGTTTTCGGGCATATGGAGGAAGCTGCATTTGCAGTTCCTCGGCGTTCTCGAACACTCCCGAATTTGGCTGTGGGAGCAGCATTATCTAAGGTGATGGAGGATTATTCAGAGGTTGGGGCGAGCACTGCAAGGAGATACACGGTAGGAGAGTGGGAGCAAACAAGGAGGAGTGTCGCCAAGAGATCGATAGAGGAAGATCCTGGTGAGATGAGCAATGAGATCGTGGCTCAAGTTGGTGGAGAGGAAGCGAAAACACTTACACAAACAGAGCATGCGAGCGAGATCCCGTTGCTACCCCCGGCAATTTGTCAAGGGGAAGTACACACTAGCCTCCGACAGGCTTTAAAGAGGTACAATTTGGTGGCGTATGTAAAGCCTGAGGCTGTTGCTCCTGTAGATGGGCGACTTGGATCAGATGGAAATTGGATTGTTATACGACCCTGGGCCGCTGCAACGAATCGCCAGCTCGTACTGAGCTCTACATCCGCTCAAAACTGGGGAACTACATACAACGACTTTTATAGTGCGTGTTATGGTAACTATGCGTTCTATCGAGGTAGTATGAGGTTCCGTATCGTTTGGGATGAGCCTGTAGCTAATTCCGCGCAGGCTCAAAGCACCAGCGTTTCGGCCTATCTTGTCTATCCGTCTGATCGTAGACCGGCAATTGACCCGGTGTGGTCAAGACCAGAGGAGTACCCGTATGGCTCGTCCATTATCACAGGATTCACAGTTAACAACATGTTGCTAAACCCAGTAGTGTCGCGCTTTAACAATGTCTCTAGCGGTGGAGTGGCGCCGCCGAAAACACCACCGTCGCGGCAGTATGGCTGGGAATCGATATCTATCGCGCGTGTGGAAGGTGGTCTGGAGTTTCAAGTTCCCTATTATAGCTCCAGTTATATGTCGACAGCCGGCTACCATTCGTATAATGGTGATTTCTGGGCGGCCCAGAGGAATGGAGTTGTACCACTTCCTCTGGTTATTGTCGGAAGTAATTTTTGGCCCCAGGGTAACTTCTCTGTTTACCGTGCGGTCGGGGATGACTTTTCGTTCGGAGGCTTGACAGGTGTGCCGAGATCGACTGCGGTCTTGGAGTTGTCACCACAATCACAGGGAACGGACCCAGATGATGGAAAACATGCTGTAAAGCTAGGCCCATTTGGCATAGCATAAAATAAAATAAAGACCCAACTAAGTAGAGGGCAGTAGGAAGGTGAAGGGCCTATGAGCACTATTTGGATTAACGATCCCCCGAGTACCGTATACGGGGAGGAGCGAATGAAAAGA